CCCATTGTGCGATATATGCTAGTAGATCGGTTCCAGGTACAAAAACGTACTAAGAAACCTCGAGCGAGAGGAGGGGTTGATCTCCCGCACTCTGACGATCTTGCGCAACTAGCGGAGTACATACCTGGCTTAAATATAACAATGAGTCGCAAGGCGCGCGCTCAGAAACCATTGGATATACTTGGTATCGTTAAATCATTCAAGCTCTTGGAGCATCAGGTTATCAGCGGTACCGCCATACTGGACAGTGAGTTAGATCAATACGAGCTAGGCCAGTTCCGGACAAACTTCAGAAGTGCATCGAATAGCCTGCAAACACTGTTATTAAGCGTTCGAAGCCTAGACGAGAAACAGAAAGAGCGATTGCTCATGACTGTTCTTTCACTAGTGTGCATTTACCGGAGTTTTAAGGTAAAAGCCAAAGCAAGTATCGAAACTATCACCAACCCGTACGACGGTACAACAGCGTTAGAAAGTATAATTGAAGCTTACTTTCAACCGCACCAAATTGACAATTTCCTCGATAAATTCATGGATAAGTCAAAGCTGGGCAACTTCGACGAATTATTCGTCTATTCCGGAAACGCGTCATCACCTAATGGAGGTCATAGCAGCATTAACTACTTGGCGGACGCAGCCGCTGTAAAAGGTGATAATCGGCTAAAGGAAGCGATCTTTGATATAATAGCAAATTTCAAGAACGGACATGAGTTTCGCCAGATAATGGAGATTCTGATGGTAAATGTGGATGACGACTACCAGAAAGACAAGATCCATTCGAGACTTGTGACTTTTACAGCTCCAGGAGGTAAGTCAAGGGTAATCGCTATAGCGGACTGGTTGTCGCAAACCGCGTTATCTGCGATACACAAAACTCAGTTCAGACTACTCGAATTGATCCCTTCAGACAGAACCTTTGATCACAAGGCCGGACTTGATTTGTACGATGAGTTAGCCCACACCTATCATTCGGTCGACTTATCGGCGGCTACTGATAGATTCCCTTGAATCCTACAATCGTGAATTATCGAACGTATCTTTTGCAAGCTCGGGCTAGACGGTACCCGTATTGCTAAAAGCTGGGAAGAAATAGTTGATAGAGAGTATTCAACGAAAGGCTCTCTGCTTGAAAAAAGCTCCAAGACTGCGAGATACGCCGTAGGACAAGGTATGGGCCTATTCAGTAGTTGGTCGTCCATGGCACTCACTCATCATTACATAGTACACCAAATTGCTGGCTGTCCGTTCGAAGATTATAGGCTGGTCGGAGACGATCTAGTAATGAGGAACGCCGAGAGTGCATATCATAAGTACTTTGATATTATGACACAAATCGGCGTAGTAATAAATCCTTCAAAGACGCTTATCTCTAAAGAACGACCTCACTCTCTAGAATTTGCAAGAAACTTCATCATCTCCGGACAGAGAATACATCCTCTGCCGATCGGATCCGTGTTTGCGTACTTAGACGGTAAGATCGGTGCGCTAGAAGTATTTTGCGCATTTGGACCAATCATGAAGCATTGTAAAATTGTAGAGCTACTTTCATACCTAAAAATCAAGGATCCGCTCCAGTTAACTAGCGTGGCTTACTTCTTAATTCGCGAAAAGATAAGTGAGTACAAAGATATTAAAGAGTACCTTAGTATTTTAGGTACCCAGCTTATCCTTTCGGAGATCCACATGAGAGGTATCATCCGAATAGTAGAAAACAAATATTCTCCGCCAGCTCGCGTCGGGATGACTAAGCTCACTCAAACGCTACAATCACAATGTACTATCACGCGTGAAGAAGACATGAGTAAACTGTCATCTTTGGCGTTAGACTTCTCGTGTCTGAAGTTCGCTGGTGAAGAAATTGAAGACTACTCTCAAACGATGCATGATCGTATCAATAGCGCCCGACTAATTGAGTACGACCACGATCATGCAGTCTCAACCGTCTCAAGAAGAGAACACCGTCTCATCCGAGACCTAATGATCTTGCTAGAGAACAGCAGCAAGGGTATTCGTGCAGGTAAACGCCGTATCAAGCCTAAACGAATAAAGTAGAGGATAAAGAGTAGTATTAGCGCAGTAGACAGGCGGTCTACGCCCGGATAAGTGAAGAAATTAAGCTCCATCTTTACCGGAAGGATCCTAAATGGATCCGACGGTACGCAAAGTGATAAGAAGTTAAGATCACATCTATCTCCAGGGAATTCGTCGCGGCCAAGAAGTAAGGTTAGCGTGCATAGAAGGCGAACTATGTTCTGAAAAGACGAAGTTTTTACTAGTGCATCTCAGCACTACAGTAAAACGTTAAGCCCGGATATAGCAAACATTTTAGGCAGGTCGGCTTAATACTCCTTTTTCAAGGTACAAATTTTATCAGAGAAGTTGGTTCTCCCCTGAACTACTTCTTGCGCCTGCAGCTTAATAAAGGAGGGACGGGCTTGCAAGCGTAGTTCTCACCGAAGTGAACGTAGAAATCTGCATTTCCGATCTCAACTGCAGTGAACAGGCGCACCCGCTAATAACTGTGTTGACCACGTAGCGCGACTGATCATACTCAGAAGGACTGCCTCCTAATCTTCGAGATCCTTTAGATCTCTTCGATCCCGCCCCTCTGTTCTGAAGAGGCGGGAAATGTTACCTGAAAGCTGAAAAGCTGACTACTCAATATCCGCGCGTGAGAAATTACTTCATATCTCACCGCACGATCGCGCCAGTCTACATGAAGACGCGACATTCTAAAAATCCATTATTATGCACGAATCAAAGAAAACCTCCCTTTTTCTCAATTTCTACGAGAAAATTGTAAACATCAATTTTACACTGCCTCTCAATGACGAAGCTATAAAGGAATATAGCAACTTTTCTTTATCCTTACTTCCCATTGTGCGATATATGCTAGTAGATCGGTTCCAGGTACAAAAACGTACTAAGAAACCTCGAGCGAGAGGAGGGGTTGATCTCCCGCACTCTGACGATCTTGCGCAACTAGCGGAGTACATA